CTAACTTGTAACATTTCATCTGGATTTTCATTTGAGTAATCTTTGTAGTCAAGAGGAGCCATATACATTCCGCAATTTGGTGAAGCATTTCCCCATATCTGGAATTGCGCATTGAGTGGCGTTCCAAAATCTTCCCATCTGAACTCAGCAGATTGTCCAGAATTATTTGTCATGTATATCATATTATAAGGATAACACATGAGCTTTTTGTTTCTCGGTCTGTAACTGCCTATAAGATAACTCCCATTTTTTCTAATATCAAAGCCAACTGTTTTCGCAGGAGCAAATCCACCAGTCGTCATAGCGACGGCAAAATCATACGGACACATAAAAAGGGCAATTACACCATCAGCCATAAAGCGAGGAATTTTTACACCGGACTTTGAAATGACAGTCACGGATGTCCCGCCATTACCACCTATTGCTTCGAGCGTCTGGTTTAGATCTGAGATCTGTTCAAGTGTGTATACAGTATAATGCAAACCAGAAAACATATTTCCTCTTGGAAGCCTGCCCTGCAAAAGACCGCCACTCTGATAGTTTCCTTGTCTGTCAAAAGTTGTCACAAGAACTATTGCAGGAGTATACTCAAATGCATTTGAAGCTATTTGATCTCCTGAACTGACAAGTAGTCTTTCATCAAAATACTCACCAGTTTCCAGACCTTCTGGTAATGTATGTTCACCAATTTCGTCAGTAGTTGTGTGTTCTCTTTCAATCAGGCATTCATTAAAACTGTAATCGAACATCCAAGTTTGAATCACATCTATGCTGTAGAAAACGTCAACAGTATTGTTGTTTACATATTCCACTTTGTTAATGAAAGCATAAAACCATTTGTTCTCATAAGCACTATTCTTGAATCTCATATAGTTCGCATTATAGAGTAAATTTATCACACTGCTTCTCGGTTCAAGTGCATCAGCTACCCATCCGACTCTGATGACACCTTTTGTTTTTCTTTGATAGCTATTTCTGTTTAACTCAAGAAGCAACTGTCTCTGCATATATCCGTCTTGTTCTTCCAGATTAGAAAAAAACATTGTGTTTTCGTAAGTGGGGTCAAATGGTACGTTTAGAAATGCTACAGTAGTATCAGGTGAAATCAATGCCAATGTTATCACTCCTTATCTTAACTAACAGGGAGAGTATTTCATCTCCCTGTTAGGTTGTGAAGGTTATCAGGACTTCGTCATCGTGACAGTGCCGCCAATCTCAAGTCCTTCGATGGTAATAGTAGCTGTATAAGTGTCGTTACCCAGAGTAGCTTTAACACCAATACTTGCACCTTCAAAAGACGAAGGAATGATGAAAGCACCATAGGGATAAACAGCTACGCCATCTTTCGTAAGCTGTTCAGTCTGGACAAACTTCAGATTCATGTCAGCAAGAGTGTTAGTATCAGAGGGGACAATAGCAATAACAGTAGTCCCATCTGATGCAAGGTCAAGAGTAGCCACAGTATAGGGAACAGTAGCAGGATTGCTAATCGTAGCAGTGTTCAGCACAAACACGACAGCGTTTGCATATGGCGAGAAAGAAATGGTTTTCCAAGTGTGATAGAAATAGTTCCACCGAAGCCCAGAAGCAACGAATTTCTCAGTGAATCGAGCAAGGTTATCATAAACCTGAAACCATTCCTCATCAAGAATGACTGCTTTCACGTTTGCCATGAGAGCCAACTCCTGAGCGGTAACTTCTTCAATACCATCAGAGTTTTCACGGATAACCTCAAACCGATCGTTGTCGAAAGTAGTCCAATCATCAATCAGGTGAAGTCTGCCCATGAAGTCAGCTTTATCCATATTGAAGGCGGCGCTGAGAACATCTACGTCGAAGTCGGCGTTAAACTGTGCATCCATAAAGATAACCTGTCTATCTTTAGGAGTCGTGTTCTGTACACCAGCAGAGTTAAAGTCTCTCTTCATAAACGGAAGCATGTTGCTTGTCCCACGGAAAGCCTTCGCCCAGTTTTTAGCATCTGTGTTATCAACACCAACAGGCTTCATTACTCCGCCAGTTACAGCTTTAATAAGCATGTACTTGAACAGCAGATATTCGTCATAGTTTGCGGCAGTGTAGACGCTATCCACAATGCGGGCAATCAGGTCAGTGACACCTTCAGCGCTGAGGAAAGCCATACGGAGTTCTTCATCCGAAACGCTGATCGGATAAATTACTCTCCAGTTCATGGTGTGGAAAGCACTCTTGACATCAGGCTTGTACTGCTTCAGTTCGCGGGCTTCTGCTTTCTCCTGAGAGAACTCGAAAACTTTAGCAATGTTGACGAAAATTTCCTCAACACTTTCGCCATAGTCAAGATATCCTTTCTTGAGCATAGCATAAGGATTATTGAAGGTTGCAGACTGAACTCTCACAAGCGCAATTCTGTTAACCAGTGCGTTGATAAATTCGTTAGCGAAAGCAGGAGTTCCATAGATAACTTCTCCTACCTTCGGAATATCAGTTTCCTGCGTAATAGCAGGAACCTGAGACTGATATGCAAGGGAAGCATTGTCTCTAATTACATTCAGAATGTCAACTGTACTTGCATTAAGTGTTGACACGGCAATTCTATGTGCCATTTTTTTACTTCATCCTTTCTTAATTAGTAGTGAAAAGATCTTCAAATCTTTTCGGAGTTTTGCCAGAAGGTTCATCTTCTGGTTCAGGTTCAGGCTTTCCACTAAAGAAAGCATCTCTGTATTTCTTTCTCCATGTTTCATCCTGATCTTTAAGTTGCGTTTCCAGTTGTGCTATTCTTTCTGCGCTGTTGTCATTTCCGAGTGTATCAGATACATCCTGAATGAAAGTAAGCGTTTCGTCAGAAGTATCTTCACCAATGATTGTTTGAAGTTGTGACATGATTTCATCTCTTGTTTTGACAGCCATAACAAACTTCCTTTCTTATTAAAGACGTTTCCACCATGGTTTGATGTACATTGAAATCTTGATACGGTTTGAACTCTCAGCGATTGAATCTACAGGCTTCGGAGTTGGTTGACCTCCACCACCTTCTGGTGGTATAGGTTCTGAGGGGTCATATTCAATAAGAATATCATACCAGTATCTTGCAATACTTGCCCTGTAATCCTCGACCTCAGGTGATTGATCTCCGGGACGTTCATAGTTGTGAAGCCAAGCCTTAGCTAAATACTCAGGGGAATAATACCCTGTTTTGAACTCGTCATAGTCAATATCATAGCCATAAGGGTTATCAGTTGAATAGTCTGCATACTCGTCAATATATCTTAATTGCGAATCCCCATCATAAATATTGCCTTCCCAGTCTGAAAAATTTGGTCCATATCCTTCGTTAGCCTGAGCGGCTTCAGCGTTGATATACTTACCAGATGGAGTGAACTGAACAAAACCATAACCACCAGTGTTTTCTAAGTCATCATTAGAAGAGTGAATGTAATCGCCTTCCCATCGCCAAGGATTATAAGTGGATTCTGCTTCTACATTTCCCCAAAATCCGCAAACAGCTTGAACAGTCCAGCCTAAAGAAGTTAATAGATTATATACGCAAATAGCATTATCAAAAGCTTCTTGAGATTCCCTTGCATATCCGCCGTATGGTTTTGCGTGCCAGCTTGCTTCTGGAACAGGAGTCGGCATGAATTACTCCCACCCTTCTAACATACTATTGATTTCATCAGAAGTTTCATCAACTGTGAAAATCAGATTGATGGAATTATATCTGTTTAGATTCACTGATACATTCAGTGTTTCTTTGCCAAGAATTACAAGCGGGCTACCGTCAGGAGTTTTCTCTTGCAACGCTGATGTATCACCTGACATTAGAGCATTAACAATGCTTTGCACATTTGCGTAGTTATATCCTGCTTTAGCAAGTCTCTGTTTGCGCTCAGACCCATTTCCCCATTTTCCCTGGATTACTTCAAGTGCTACCTGCTGATTCGTTTTCATCACGATCACCCTTTCTTTGAAGTTTGTCCTCATCGAAAATCTTTTTCATTATTTCGCTTAAACTCGGATTCATGATACATAGATTTTCAATTATACTGGCTGTCTCCATTAGTACGATATAGGTCGCTATAACTCCGGCGAAAGGTATGCTAACTTCAATATCCATAATTGGAAACGCATATTCGCACATATAACCAAACATAACAGCCAACAGTTCACCTAACTTATGGAACAGACCTTTACGCATTATGGAACTGTCAGTTGTACCAGTAGCAAGTGCTTTCAGCCAACCAGTTATAACATCAAAGGCGATGAAAACGAGTACGGTAATCAATGAACCAATTTTCACGATCTCACCCCCTTTCCTACCTCACTTATTATATAATACTTGACACCGTTTGTCAAGCGTGATATAATTGATAATAGAAAGAGGTACAATTATCATGGAAAGTAAATTCTATGACGGAACTAAACTTTTGTCTCTGATGGACATCAATGGCAATCGTCCAGAAATTTATATGGTAACTTCTAACCGAACCGCAGGCAAAACAACATACTTCGGAAGGTTGCTGTTTAATAAGTTTATCAAGAACAAAAGCAAGTTCATGCTGATCTATAGATTCAACTATGAATTGAATAACTGTGCAGATAAATTCTTTAAGGATATTGGACAGTTATTCTTCCCTGACTATTACATGACAAGCAAGAGTCAGGCTAAGGGAATCTATCATGAATTATGGGTACAGAAAGTTGGTGACGAATTACCAGAGCTATGCGGTTATGCAGTCAGTTTGAATAATGTTGACCAGTTGAAGAAGTTTTCACACTTGTTCAGTGATACTGACTATATGTTCATGGACGAGTTTCAATCTGAGACAAATCATTACTGCTCTGACGAAGTAACCAAATTCATTTCGCTCCACACATCAGTTGCCAGAGGTAACGGAAAAATGGTACGATATTTACCCGTTTACATGTGTGGAAACCCTGTTACAATTCTTAACCCCTATTATGTTGAGATGGATATTTCAACAAGACTTAACAAGAACACACGCTTTCTAAGAGGTGAAGGCTTTGTTCTTGAACAGGGTTACAATGAAGCGGCATCCCTTGCGCAGAAGGAATCTGGATTCAACTCAGCATTTAAACGCAACTCCTACATAGCTTATGCGGGAGAAGCGAGATATCTTGAGGACGATAACAATTTCATAGAGACAGTAAATGGAAAGTCAAGATATATTGGTACAATAAAGTATAAAGACACCTTATTTGGGATACGCGCATTTGACGATCTCGGTGTAATATACTGTGACAAGAAGCCTGACAATTCATACCCTTATAAACTCGCTGTAACAACAGACGATCATCAGGTTAACTATTTGCTTCTCAGACAGCATGATGATTTTGTTGTAAATATGAGATTTTATTTCGATCATGGATGTTTTAGGTTTAGGGACTTGCAGTGCAAAGAAGCTATACTTAAAATGCTGTCATATTAGTATCACCAGATACGCCACAAATATGTGCGACGTGGGAGACACGTTTGGAAGATAACGCCACGCAACGTATTTCGGCTTTTGTCTACCGCTTATTTGTGCTATCTGTCAATGATATAGAAATTCCCCTGAGCCTATAATTACTCAGGGGAATTTTTCATTTATTATGATCTATGATTTCTGCAATTATAAGTGCTACTATTGCAAATAATAGATAGCCGCATAAAGCACCCAAAATAAAAGAAAAGAAATCAATTCCCAATTTTGCTATCACTTTCTGTCTCCTTTGTCATGTAACCATTTCAAATATTCAATCCAACAAGTCGCACAATGCCCTGAACACCATCTGCTTTTATTAACTCGCCTTGGCACGCAGGAGAAACCTATTATTGTATGTATCAGTTGCTTCACCTGTTCTCTGTTCAGATTATCTATTAAATTGTCAACAAGTTGAATTTCTTCATCATGCGTTAGCCTGATCATATTCCGTTAATATATGTAGCCGCTTCATCGGCAACATGTAACAGCCATGGAATAGCGTGGTATTGATAGGCTTGTGCCGGGTAATCATAATTCCCTTTATCCCATGCACCCATGTGATGATATATTGCCATAGCTTCAACATCTGTTAATGTCATATATTGCTGTAAAAGAAAGACAGAATATGCGCCATGTGCCCCAAACTGAGGAGCATTTTCACTTACTATGTATCTGTCATATTCTTCCCATTTTCCATAGGAATCTTTTCTAAAAGCCTTAGCCTTTTCATACATATTATGCTTGCATACATCGTGAAGCAAACTGACAAGAGTAAGAGACTCTAAACCTGCCTGAACCTGAATGAGTTCGGGCGTATAACACTGGGCAATTTTAAGGATATTGTGATGTACTGATAAACTGTGATCTACCAAACCGCCTTCATAGCTTCCATGATACTTTGTACTCGCAGGTGCAGTGAAAAAGTCTGTATCTTTTTCAAGCCATGTCATGAAATCAGTAATACCACGCCTATGGATATTGTCAAAAATTAAATCTTTAAAGAGTTCTGTATTAGTCATTGTTATCTCCTTTCAAGTAATTTGTCATACCAGAAACCACAGTTTGTGCATACCCATTTGCCATCAGGCTTTCTTTTAACGGTTCCTCTACAAAAATGACATTTTCTTTCGTTGCAATTTGCCTTATTCTTAACATCTGAAACTTTCTCGCATTTCATAATTTACATCTCCTAACACTACGCCACCTGCTATTGTATGAGGTAGCAATTTTCCTGGGACTATTAAACCTACTTTGAAGTCATCTATTGTTCTTGACTTCTCTAAAAATAGTAGTTCCTCATCTGTGTAATCAGTTTCAAGTATTTTCCTAAAATCTTTGTCTAACACTATTTGTTGCGTATATGGATTGATTGACAGCAGGAATAACTCTTTACATCTCTCAGGCATACCAGCACATTTGATGTTCCAATAAGGAGTTATAATTGGTTCAAGATTTTCCTCTATGACGTGTTCACAATAAGTTTTTTGTCTAACAAACAGTGCATCGTCCCATGTGCTTTCAAGTTTCCAACAGCAGAAGTTATTATCATCAACTTTTATTCCTTTAATCTGATCAGGTTTTAAGTCACAATGAATTGAGTCAGTGTCAGCATATATAAAACCCGGCTTGTTAGCACCATGATAATTGCACTGCGCTGCACGAATTGTGAAATTTCTTGCGTAACTGGTTATAGCGGAACCTATTGGAATATATCCAGGCTTTTTGTTGTTCTGATGAACTGTTATGTAACCTAAACTGGTATCATCCCTTACGTATGCAACTTTGAAAGAACTATCTGTGTTAGTTGCCATCTTTCCGTATAGATTATTGAGAAATAGCTTTGCCAGTTCTCGTTTAGCTCCTTTACTTGTCATCTTTATTTTCTTGTACTTGTCGATATAGTTATCAAATATTCCTATCTCACTTCTGAAATAACATCCGTCAAGAATTTCAAGATCAGGGAGATCATAATGCTCTTGAATCAGTTTGAAATCAGTCATGGTAAGAGTCATTGTGACAGTTGCTGGTTCTATCGTGCCATCCATTTTCTGTATATATTTAGCTTTCTTATCTGACTTTCTGCTTATCATAGCATCAGAAGAAGTAAGGCACTCATTTGACTTGTAAAAGAAGCTACCCTTTATTTGAATGAATGGTAAGTGATTTGGTTTGATATAGAATCTTGTCTTTATTCTTACGAAGTAATAACTGTTATAGGCTTTGGCTTCATCAGGTATATAGTTTCCAGCCCAAAAAGTTGGTGTTCCGACTGGAAACCTATTGCCTGACTCGGAACTCATCATTGAAGGGTAAAGACTGTTTACATCTGCGGTAGTGCCAGACTTGAACCTTTTGTTAGTTTTTTCTGGCACTACATAACACCATCCGCCACGATATGATTTGCGTATGTATTCTCCTGCGTTGTCAGTACCATAAATGGTAGCATCTATTGGAATGTCATACATATTAGGTAAAGAGTCCTCAAGTTTGAAGAATGGTGAACAGTGCTTGTATTCCTGCATACAACATGAGCCTATTGTAAGAGAAGTATGACCTTCGTTGTACATTATTTCAAGTGCTTCTTTAACGACAAGAACGTCATTTGCTATGTATTTTCTTTCGTCATCAGTTATCTCGCAACCTGGGTATCTGTAACCTTTGTATTCCATATCCAATTTTTGATGTTCAGTCTTAAATCCTTTACCTATTTTCTTCACTGAGAATGGTAACAGTTTCAAGCTGTCTCTTATCTCAATATAATTTACACCAGTTTTAATGATTATTGAATACCACTGCCCCATCTCGGAGATGGAATACCTGAATGTTTTGTCTTTCATGAATTGTTTCTTGTCAAAAGAAGATTTTGACAGATCTTCTTTGTCAAGTGTTAATGCCTGTTCATAGTGAAGTTCATTCAAAAGATATGATAATATAAATTGACCATCAAACTTCAAATTGTGAAAGTAACAAATCACGTTGGTATTTAATGACTTCATGTAATTAAACCAGTGGTCGATATACTGGAAAATGATAACATCCTCAGTGAATAATTCTACACAAGCCGCTGCCCATACATCAGTTCTCTCTTGACCATCGTACACAGTTGTTTCGAAGTCTGCTACAAATGTGCGTGACCGTTTTGTTTTCATATTTCAAATTCTTCCGCATCCTCTAATGACATTGGAGAACCTGACAGTATTGCATACACTCTCTGATAATTCATATCAGTGCCTGCGCTTGTAATTGGTGAGCTGTAACTTCCTGCTAAATATTCTGAAATAGCATCCTGTAAATCTGACAGTGCTGAACTGTCATTTGCGAATCTTTCGTATACGCTTATACTTCTATCTTCGTCTGCTTCTATTGAGTCAATAAGAGTTATCAATTTGTCTTTAGCTCTTGTTATGTTATCAGTTATCCACTGACGCGATCTTGTATTTCTTGTTCTCCCATTTTTATAGCTTGAATTAACTATTATTGACTGATTGGCAGAATTATCTATTTCAGTTCGCAGGTCATCGAAGAACTCTTTAACTAAATCTAATTGCTTCGCTATGTATTCCTCTTTGTCTAAAACTTCGCCTGTATCTGGGTCTATAGTTTGATTTGTGTCTCTTAAATAGGCGTCAGGAGAATCATACTGATCCTGAGCAGCTTCACCCTCCAAATCCCATACATAATCGGCGTACAATTCATCGTCGGCAATCTCTGCTAACTGTTCATCGACACTCCTCGGCTGAGATTCTTTCTGTTCTTCCTCATATTCTTGTCTCCATCTTCTTTCTGCATAGTAATCTGGCATAGCAGGGTAATTGTATTCAATCTTTTTTGGCTTAATTCCTCGCTTTGCTTTCTTTAACCTGATACCTCTGAATTGCCTAATCTCTTCAATGTCTTTTTGCCTTACTATTTTTGGTCTTTGGTAGTAAACTTTTAAGAAATTGCCAAACTCTTTTCCTGCACGCCTTTCCAGTTTTAACAGTTCATATTCATAAATCGCTTGGTTTGGCGTTAGTTTGTTGAAATTCTTAATTTTCTTTTGATACCCTTTTGGTATCTGAGATTTCTCAGTGACTATTTTAGCCACACTATCACCACCAGTTTGTTAGAAATAAAATAGTGGACTGGCATTTCTACCAGCCCACTATTTGCTACTGATTAAATCAGTGAGCAGGAGATAAAGGATTTCCCTGCGTAGTTTTTGGAAGGACGTTTGTATACTTCGATTTGGTAATCCTCGTCAGGAGCTTCCTCTTTCATGGTGTCATAGATTCCCATGAATTTGGTAACGAAGCTGTTTGAGCCAGTGGTGTACTTCGTTCCTGCGGTATCAATTACAACGAATTTGGTGTAATCTTTATCTCCCTTTGCTTTCTCATTGTGCACTTCGAGAAGGACGTAATCAGCAGGATTAATGATGAAGCTATCGTTTTCGTTAAGTACGCTGTCAAGGCTTACTGCGTTTCCGAGGTCTTTCAGTGCAATCTTTTCCTTTGCTGTCAGTTCACGACTGGACTCTTTAATGGTTACTCTGTAATTTGTTTCCATAGTTTGTAATTCCTTTCTTTAATAAATTTAGTCTTTTTCAGGTAACGGCTGGCGGGTTTTCGGATCAAGCTCTACTGCGTAGGTGAGAAACGTCTGGAGCGAAATTCCGTAAAGTTTGGAAGCATCTTCGACGTCAACTACTTCAATGAACTTGAGGTCAGGATTGTCAATGAGCTTGACGATCTGTTTTGCCAGTTTCCTGTCGTCAGCAGTGTAACGACCGGAGACTGTGAAGGATAGGTTCTCTGCTTCTGCTGTGGTTTTGTTGAAACACAATGCTACTGCTTTTGTGGCTTCAACGGTGCGAGTGATTTCAAGTTTTCTTGCCATGATTTGTTCTCCTTTCTGTTATCAGTTGTACTTAGGTCTGGCAACTGGTCAGGACTTATCCTTACCATTATGGTTATTATAGCACATTCGTACCAAAATTGTATACTGACAATTAGTCATGACGTCATGAGAAATGGTAATGGTACAAGGTTGTGCCCTATAATTGGTACAGATCTGTACGCCGAAATTGTGTTATCAGTATTTCAGTTTTTCCACCAACTTGAGACAATAAAGTTCAGCACTATGAAGGGACTCACAGGCATCACAAGCTGTGCAGTCGGTGCAGGAGTTAGCATGCGCGGACTCGCAGATGTTATCTCTGCCAACATGAAAAGCTGTAGCTAATAACTTGAAATACTGTTTTCTATAGTTTCCTCTAAAGACTCTAATCATTGTTATCACTCCTTGTAATAAATGTATTTTAGAAGAACGTCAGGTTTTAGCTCGATTTCAAAGTAAACACAGAAACCTGAAATTGCAATATTGCTTGTTAGCTCTCCTGCGTGAAGCCTTGAGATCAGCAGATCCAAAACCCAATTACAATTATTTACGTCAACAAATACACAATTGGGGTTTGAGGGTTTGTGGTCTGGAAGGTTTACAGTTAGCGTGGCATAGGGCATAAAGATTTCGCAGTCGGGATCGTAATACATAGCTTGAATAGCTGTGCGATTATTTGAGGAGTAACGTGATATAGTTAGATACATTTCGAGCTCCTCAGTTTCAAGCGGTGGGTGATACAGGAAACGTGTTTCTGGTTGCATAGGTTTTACCTCCTTTTATTTGTTCAGGCTGACCGCCTGTATATACGCAGGAGTTTCGGTTCTCCTGCGTATAGGCTGACGGTCAGGTCCAGGTTATTGGCGGTTCAGGATATAGACAACTAATACGATATAACTCGTGAGCATGATTATTGGGACTGTGAACATATTGTTTTCACTCCTTTGTAGTTATTAGTGACAAGCCCAGGCAGTGCTATCAGTTGGCTAATATTTATAGTCAACTGATAGCGTCATCGTTTTTACTCTATTATGTCAAGCTCTTGAAGCGTAGTGAATAGATCGTCAAAAGTGCCATCGATTTCTTTCCAGTTGTTGTCACCACTATACCAGTCAAAATAGCAAACCGCATAATCAGTAAGGTCTCCAAGCGTATCATGCTCAAACAAGCCAAAGATTGCAATACAGACTGTGCCATTCATATTGTTTGTTTTGCCACAAATGGTTGAAATCATCGACCATTTACCAGTGCGCCCAGAGATCCTAATAGATTGCGTGGCAATGTCTCCATCATTTAATACGTTTTCTGTCACAGTTTGTTCAGCGAAAAGCTTGATGTAATGAGTTTTCATTTTCGTTACCTCTTTTATTTTTATTTTGTGTTACCAGTTGGCACTTGTAGTGTGCCAACTGGCAGTTGGCTTGTCAGCGATAAGTGTAAACCGTTTCCGGATACCATCCGGACAGCCTGTAGTCTTGAAAGAATTTACTTATATGCTGTGCGCTTGTGCGCGTAAATCCGTATACATAGCGCAGGACGTCATAGGCGTAACCAGTTTCCCGGTCAATAAATGCTACCCTTGTAGAATAACTCACTAAAACGTAATAGCGCGGATAGATAATAACCCTTGCATTGCAATAACGCAACCGTTTGACATCCGCAGAATCAATCTGTGCCGGAGTCAAGCTGTCCACATAGTTGTTGAACTTGCCAATCTCTTCGAGGCATATTCTGTTAATCTCTTGCTGTAGTTCTTTTTTCATTGTTAGCACTCCTCTTTTTTGATTTTTTCCGGGAAAACAGTTCCCGCTGTTGCCCACAATCCGCAATTCGGGATTGTGGGCAACGACTGAAACTGTTTTACTTTTCCGAGGCAAAGTGGAAATTGTCAATCATGGGCTTTGCCATTGACACAAACTTGTCATAATCCATGCAATACAGCTTTTCATCTTCCTTAACGGAATCGACCATGATGAATTTATCCGGCGATCCCACAAGAGCTTTCCGAGCTTCTTTCTCTGTTTTGACGCCGACAAGCTGAACTGTTTTTACTTTCTTGTCAGAAGTCATGACAAGAACAGAAGCAACGGGGACGGAAATTGTCTTGCTAACCATGCCACGATTCTCTTTGCTTCTTTCCGAAAAGACGGATGCATTTTCTATAAACGTCTTTTCAGTCATGCCCAAAAGATCCGAAACCGTCTCAACGTTCTCAACGTCAATGATGTTTTCAGTAGGATTGCTTGCCTTGACAGCTTTAAGAACTTTTGCCATGTCGTTGATGACGCCGTCAATCATGAATGACTTAACGGAAACACTCATTGTTTCCTTGTCAAAAGTGTAGGCGTCTACTTTAGTTGCATTGATTGTGCGGCGAATGATGTTTTCCATGATGTTACCCCTTTTAAAATTTATTTGGTACAGGTATGTTCCCTGTTCCATTGTCAAGATTGTACTATATAAATATGAACTC